CCTACCTGAAGCAGCTTTAACTGCAGGATTGTATATCTTAACTCCACGAATCATTGCTAAAGCAGCCACTAATAAAGAAGCATTAAACGCTTTATCTGGACTTGCTTCAGTGTCAGGTAAGAATCGTATTGGAGGAGCTGCTGCAGCGAAGATTGTTGATCGTTTGAATACTACAGGAATCATGGATGTTGAGTCTGTAAATGAAATGAAGTCTTTGTTTCAAATACCGCAACCTGTACAACAACAAGAACCTTCAGCAATGCCTAGTGGTCCAATTGATTGGCAACAGCAAGTAGCACCACAATAAAGAAAAACCCTCTTTCGAGGGTCTTTTTTATACTTCTACTTCTTCACCATCATCAATAGACCAACTAAAAGTTAGTCGAAAGATACCGAAGTCTAGTGCTACATGAGACTCTTCATCGAAGTACGGTACATACTCAAATCCTACTGCGAATCCGAAGATCCAATTAAAAGATATTGTCATATTTCACATGATCCTGCTGTACAAGCAAGCATTTGTGCTCCTTCCACATTGTCATCAAACTCTAAAAATTGATCCCAGTTAACAGACTCTGGAACAATCGCCTTTAACGCTTCATACTCCTCTTTACTACACTCTTCATACGGTGCTTGTCGATAAGTACCTCCATCCATCGGCAGGAAAGATACTCCTGTGACTTCATCGAAGTGCTTAAACACCCATGCCCCTACGTCCATCCATTCGTTCTCTTTAACAGAGATAGTTACAGACGGCTTATGCTCACAATAGTGTCTCTGAAACAATAACCACAGACGTAGATGATCAATAGCAGATAACTGTTCACGTAATAAAGCACCTTCAGCGACTGCTACAGGAAAACTAAAGATTGTAGTGCTCTCAGGCTTCATCACACAAGGCTCTGCTACAAAGCCAGACTCAATCATAAACTGTGTTAAAGGGTCTTTGTTATCAGCACGAACCCTGCGTATATAATACTGGCTATGCTGAGGATGTATGCCAGATGCAGTAGAACATAGTTGGGAGACTGTTCCTTCTGGTTTAACAGCAGTGACTGCCACAGATTGATTGATACCAATAGCAGCAGCAAATTCAGCGTTAGTATCGACAGCGATTCCACGTAGTTTCTCCAATCTTTCAGGTAACAATGCATCATTAGGATTATTCAATAATGGATTATCTAAGATACCTGTCATTGAAACACCTAATAAAGCCTCTTCTTCAGTGTTTTTCTGCCATATCTTACGTAGGTACGGAAAGTTAGTTAAAGAGGCTTGGAACGTACCTAGAATCGTTGCTAATCGAATCTTATTAGCTAGTACCTCGATAGAGTCTTCACTACGTACAATACATGATGATAGATTACAGAATTGATATGGTCTAAGGATAATCTCAGAGCATGGATTAGTACCAAAGTCCTGCTCAGAATCTCTACGTCCATTCTTCAATGCTTGCTTCTGTGATGCCTCACGATTAAAGATACCACGTTCACCTGAGTGAGATTCATAGATAGAACTCCATTCACGCATAAACTGACCAATACCAGGAGTCTCAGTGTAAGTAGCTGAGTTGTTTGCTAAGGCTCGTTGACCCTGACCATCCCACCAGTTACCTGCTTTAGCGTGTGCCATCTTATCATCAGATAAGTCTGACAATGAAATCATCGCACTTCTCCGTACTCCGCCAACAACAACAACTTCCCCGATCTTGCACAGAATATCATGACATTCGAGCGATGATAAACGTCTACCAACTGCTCCTTTGAATTTGGATATGCAAAATAGATATAAGTCCTCAAGTGGCTTTGGTCCAGAAGCCCTGCCTCCGAAGGTTTTAAGTCTTGCTCCAGCAGGTCTAACCTTTGATACATCGAATCTTGGAATTTCACCAGAATATAGCAAAGCCAATAACTGTCTAAGTGATTTAGCCCACCCTTCTTTAGAATCCGACACCATAATAGAAGTTTTACTATCAAACAACTGATCAGGTACTTCAGGTAATTGAGACACATACTTCTGCTCCACAGAAAAGCCTACTCCAGTGCCACAGAGGAGGATATACATCGCTTCATCGAATGCTTTAGGGTCATCTATAGGTAAGTAAGAACAATTGAATGCAGCTACGTTCTGACGCTCTAAAGCAGATCCTGCAGTCATTACTGCCCTCATTGAAGGCATTACCTCTAAGTTAATTACAGCAGTTTGTAGCTCGTTACGTAGCTCAGGAGTGAGCGTATAGTTCTGCTTTGTTGCTAAATGTTTCTCCATGAAATCAAAGTATCTTGCTACTGTCTCGTTCCAATGCTCACGTCTACCTAGTTCATCTAAGTACCTAGCGTATCTAGATTTACCGATAAAAGTATTGTAAGCAGTCATTTTATATGTCATTCTCATCCCAATCAACGTGTTCATTTAATAAATCGTAACTATCTTCAATTAAATCAGGGAAAGCGTTTACTATGTCTTCTGAACTTAGGTTTAATAGTTCTAGAAGCAGTAGTTCGTCAACCTGTTTTAATCTCTCTTTAAGCTCTACTATTGTTAATTGTGTCATTTATAAAAGTCTTTCTTAATTCTTTCATAATTCTCAATTAAGTAATCAAGATAATGCCGTGCTTTCTTTAAATCCTCAATCCCATTCTTAAAGGGAAAACGGAGCAAGTATTTTAACACATTTCCTGACCAAAAGTCAAGTTTCCAAGAAGAAATAATATCAAATGGCTGGATTCCACGCATATAGTGATTTCCACCTATTTGTATCTCATTTGCATTCTCTTTCTTTTCTTCTCTAAACCGTTGTAAACGCTTAAAATAGTCCTCTAAGGTTAATTCTTCATGCATGATGTTTTAACTCCACTGGCGGTTTTACTGATTTTCTTCCTTGACTCCATGAACCACAGCCTGTGCACTGGTATCTTTGGTACGTGCCTGTAGTCGATACAGCGAACCCACGTTTCTGTACTGAATCCCCTCCGCAAGTAGGGCATACTTGTGCATCGCTAAAGAGATTCTTATTAGGATGGTTTTTAATCCACGGAAGAAGACTATCATACAATGCTTCGAGTAACACGACATCTTGTATGTTATACGATTCCATGCGTTTCCAAGCATCTTTGTCTCCGTTCATGCATTTAACCCATAATTCAAAGCCTTCGTGATCAGCTTTCTTGCCTAGTCCTAACCTCTGCGAAACATAATCGAGTTTATTGCTAGGGAAACGAAACTGACTACGGACTGTACGAAGGAGATCGATTTGTTTATACGGTGCTGGCGGTGTGAATCCATGTAGTAGAAATTCCTTGTTAAGTGTTGGTATATCAAATTTAATACCGTTATAGTGAACTACAGCGTCTGCTTCATTAAGTAGTTTATGTATACCTGTGAGCATCTTCTTAGGCTTAGATTGATGGATAGAATCAAATATAATGTCTTCACTGCCTTGCCACTTAGCTGCATAGCAGAGTACCTGGGAAGACTCTATAATCTGACTCAATGAGATATTCTGATCCCACAAACCCCACACATACGCAGAGTTTGGAGATGACTCTATATCGAGCATCAGTATTTTCATTATTGTAGCTCTAATAATGGTGTGTACTCATCCGAATCAATATCACGTAGTCCAATGCGTTCAACAATATCATAGCCAAAGACAGAACTTAAGAAGCATAAGAAGTCATAAGTTACTTTTGGATGTGTAGAATCATATCCATATTGCTGACGATAAGTTACTTCTTTATTGAGTTTATCTCCTTCAGTCTCCTGAAATGTAAATTCATAAACGTGTTTAATTTCATCCATTTTTAGTTGCCCTTTCTAGTAAGTCTAAAAAATGATTCAAGTCCATAATCGCTAACGGAGATTTTTGATTAGCTTTAACAACTACTAATGGTTCTCCAGACTTATGTGCTTGTGCCTGTTCGTAAAACTTATAAACTGCTACTGTCTTTAACGATTTACATTCAATCGCATACGGTACTAGTTTATATGCTGCTTCGGATAGCTTAACGTCCACTCCTCCTGCTCCCATGCTTGTTGATACTACGTCCCTTAAAGAGAGTTGCGGAAACCTTTGGAGTATTCCGTCCCTTACCACTTGTTGAAGCCTTCTTCCCTTGGACTTGGCTGAGCTTGTTAACAATGTTTATTTCCTTTCGTTCTACTATCCACTTCTTAGGAATGTGCATTCTACAATTAGAGTTAGTAAAATCATCACCCAATGTGTTTGCTACACAGATTGCATCTTTTGTTTCATGTATTAAAAACCCTACTGTTAAACACGTATAAACATCTGCTTTGACATTATGTTCCCATCCTGAGTCTGCCATTGCGTCAACCCACACGATACTAACTATTTTGGAGGCATCCATAGTTCTCCTTCCGTCCTCTGTAACCACAATAATTGTCCATTCTCAAGGACTCGTTTTGTATCACCATCATAGGCTTTAAGAACAGTAGAATATAACTCTTCTTCAGTCTTACAGTCTTTAATGATCTTCTCAGCCTTAACTGGTCCGATTCCTTTGAGTCCAATGATGTTATCGACTCTATCACCTACAAGTATCTGTAGATAAAATGCTCTTAAACCTTCTTCTT